CTTTATTATCCTTATCGCGAAGGAAGTACCTATGCGTTAAAACAATCTCGGCCTGCTCTGACAAGGCCGCTACAGAGTCTTCCGTCGTCTCGTGAGCGCTGACTAAATTTACCATACAATACCCCCCCAATTCTAAGTGTTCTAACCTCTGAAGCGGCAGTACAAACATAGATTACGCGACGCTACCCACATTGCAGGCTGACAAGCAGGCTCCTCGCAAGTTGGATTAGGCGCTTTAGCTCTGTTAGCTAATGAAGAATCAATGGATGTAAAGTCAGGTGTCGTACCCGCTTCTGAGGCCAGTGACTCTATTGTACTCTCCTCTTCCTCGTTAGTCAACTCTTTCTTGTTGGGGTTCCAGCGATTCTCCATACTAGTTGTAGGGCTCTTATCCATTTCTCCTTCGAAGGAACCCCACCAGTCCATTAGGTTACCTAGGTTAGTAACCGAGTAGCGCGAGGCTTCGTAAGCAGCATAGAGGGCCATAGCTACAGAGAAGAATGAGTCACCGTGACCTAGGGGGGTCTCAGGGGCTTTTAAGTCATTACTCACTGATAGAATTTGCTGACGCTGACGTTCACTCTTTAGCATCTTAAACTGCCCTGAGTGAACATATTTCTCAAAGACTTGAGCCATATTGTTCTTAGTTCTAGTAGAGAAGACCATAGCCTCCCATACTCTGTCCAATCCTCTATCTTCTAATTCGCCTCGTGTATTATCTATATAGCCGCGTCGTATACCGAAATGTTCAGCTGCCTCATTAAGGAAGTCGATTTGGTCTGAATATGACCACCCATCGAGCCAAGACTCATGAATCTGTTCCAGGTAGCCTCCTACCTTACGGAAGATAGCTAGGTGAGAGGGGTGACGTTTCTTTCCAATATCAAACCCAGCGAAGAGTTCTTCACCGAAAACGGGCTCATAGGTTCTAGATAAGGAGTGATTTGGTAGGCTCTCATCTTCAACTCTCAACATGTCCTCTTCATTGAAGTAAGACTCAGTATTGAAGTGAGGTACTAATAGGAACTCTGAAGCAAAGGATTTAGGTCGTGCCTTCTGCTGCGTAAGGAGCCACTTCTCTGAGTAAAGCTCTGGCATTAGTACTCTTCTCCCTGGCACCGGGTCGAGGGCAGGTAGGATACGAGACCTAAACCGCTCATCCTCTTGAAGCTTAGTTAGCAGGTCTCCCGGCATCATAGGAGTTCCCAGTACGATAACAGGGACGCCTTGAAGGGGTATGAACATAGACTCCGTAAGGAACTGCTCTTCTACTTTTTTAATCTGAGAGACATTCAGAGGGTTCTCAGGGTCACGCAATACGTCATCCGCAATCAAGGCCCCGTTAACGTGCATACCACGTTTGAATGAGAATAACCCCCCGTGCATTATCTCTACAGGCTTGTTCTGTACCATGTACTTGAACGAGTAATCGGCTTTAGGTGACCTGTTCTTCATCCAGTCTTGTATCTGTGGATTCCTATTAACCGATTTATTAATCTCCGCAATATGATAACGTGCCATCTGGTCACTAAATGATAAGTAGAGAACGCTGGCATCACGAGGTGACTTAAGTAGCCGCCATACACTAAAGGCGTGCCCTAGTATAGTTGACTTGAAATGGAATCTGGGTAGGATAGCGACGTAGTTCATTTTATCTTCGATACACTGTTCGATATCCTCGGCTAGTACTCCTACATGCCAAGCCTTGAAGTACTCTGGGTGGTCAAAGGATTGAGACCATACGTCCCGTAAGAACTCCCAGAAGCTACCTACCTTTACCGTCTGGTTGTTAAGTAAGCCGTCCCCTAGTCTACTAAAAGCCTCTGTAAATGAGACAGCCGGGTCGTTACTCATTGTCAGCACCCGCTATCATAATAGTCTTTAAACGGATAGCAATCCGACTTAAGGCGTCAGGGTCTTGAATTTCTTCCACTAGTACTCCCATAATTTCTTGTATGAAGTGAAGGTTAATTAGACCTTCTATAACGTTCCGCTCTCCCTTAACCCCTACGTCTAAGGCCTTTGCTGCATCGAAAGCCCTATCAAACTGAAGCATGTCAAGCTCGGTAGCTGCTTTATTGCGTAGTTTACCGTACGCTTCTAAATGCTCTTGTTGAATCCGATGGAATCTAAGGGTTTCTGTTTCCTGGAGCTGCTCTAGGGAAGCAGTGTGAGCTACTACCCTAGAGACCTTCCAGTCGTTAGCCTGCACCCATTGATAAATGGTGGAGACTCCTACATGACTCTTATGTTTCTTTTGAATAGCCGTACTGATGTCAGCAGCGGATTGCCCCTCCAGGAACAGTTTATGAGCCAGCTCTTTAATTTTAGGTGAGAATACTTTAGGCATACGTCCCCCGTCTAGTAAGTTGGATGCTGAGAGTCTATGTTGCCTCCGTAAGGAGTCCCGTCTGATTGTAACAACTTAGAGAAGTCTAAATGTCCTTTAACTTTAGTAGAGGCCGTAAAACATGCAGGGACTTTAAAGACGCCTCCTGTCGGGCTTACTGACCGTTTAAACTGAATAGCTACTTCGTCTCGACCACAGATACGCGTCCAGATATGCTCCTGCTCATTGAGAGGGTTGTAAGCAATGTTCTTAAGGATTGAACCCGTGGTGCGTCGCACCCCCTCAGCCTCTTTGTTATGGACGCAGTCTGTATAATCACACCAGACTACCGTTCCTTTTTGCTCCGTTAAGGACTTCATGTCAGAAATCTCTTCTGTAAAGACATCCTTATAAGGATACTTCACCCTATCATTAGGGGTATTAAACGAGAACTTCATTTCTTTTTCTTTTACCATGTGCTCTATCTCCTTTTTATCCACAGCGCTATACACGCCGCGTCTCGCCAATCCTGCTCAGGGAGTATATCTCCCCACTTTGCTACCGTATACTCTGTAATGCCTTGCTTGTTTAGATTACCCCTTCCAATAACTATCTTCTTCCAGTGTCGATTATCCACCGGGATACACGTTACTTCGTTTAAGGCGCATCCTAGGCGTACAGCCGCTACGACTGTCGCAATTTCAATAGTAGACTTAGGATTTTGAATGAAGATAGCTGACTCGACGGCAACGGTAGGCTTAGTCGTTAAGGATTTCACAAAAGCTTCAAAGCCTAATCCTATCTGCCTGAACCGCTCATCAAAATCATCGTGCTTGCTAGCCCACTTAGCCCGTCCTACTATGCGCTCTTCAGCATCCACACAAGTAATGTGAATAGCTCTGGAAGAGCAATCGACTCCTATATAAATAGGAGAAAGGGACGTATTCAGTTCCTGCGCTAGTTCTTCGCTCATGGGTACCTTGGTCTGCTCGGCTGCTACTATTCTATTATACCCTCTAACCAATTTTAATTCCATCTTTAGTCAGCGTTCGTAGGGTGACAATTCTTGATACGGCGTCGTAAGCCGATTTATAAGTGTTCAAGAGACCCCCGACACGAGTAAAGGCTACTTCAAGCTCTATGACATCCCTGCGTAACTCCCTTAGGCCATCATAAGTAATGAGGATAGCTCCTCGTAACTCTTCTTTTGTGAGCCTCTTCTGACCACCTTCCTCCCTATCTCGATTTACTGTATACGAGGCGGTGGCAAAGCCTTCGTCAAAGGCAGCTTCAAGAGCCCCTTTCTTAGCTGTTATACCGGCTAGTTCAGTTTCTAGATAGGCTCGGTAGCCTCCGAACATCGTAATAAAGGTTTCAAGCTCTCTATTAGAAGAGTTCATAAGATTAGAGAAATCTACATCATACTCTTTTGTCCAGCCTATACTAATAGGTTGAACCGGTAAGTTCTTTATATATTCATCAGCCTTAGTTAAGGCTTTCATTGGAGTCCATTTAGGCTCCAAGGATTCCATTTTCAATGTCATTAATTACCCTCCTACCTTCTTGCACTGGCAGTAGCTTTCGCCCGTACACTCCTCAGGTGCTTTAGTCATAGCCATTATCGCTAAACAGCGATTAAGTATGTCTGTCATAATCTCCGCAGATTTAGCGACTTGAAAAGCCTTTACTTCCTGCGTGTTTTTATTCTCGTAGAGAAGTACGCCATTCTCGTAGCACCCTATATTAAGATAAAGCTGTATTTGAATCAGATGTTCTGGTTTAGGAGCGTACTTTAAAGCTTTAAAGCCTCTGTCGTTAATAGACTTAAGCTCAATAACTAGGTGCCCCGCATCAGGATGAAGGATGACAAAGTCAATACGTCCTGAAATCGACGGGGTATCTAGCTTAAGAGGTTGCTCTGTGCTTACTAGGATACCTAATTTAGTAAAGTACGCCTCGTATCGGTTACCTAGGTAATCACCGTTATCAAATATCCTCCGCAGTTTACCTGGGATGGTCTCTCCGACTAAAAGACCGTTGTAAGAATAATACAGATAGCGGTCACAGAGATTCCCTAGTGCAGAGGGGTAGAAAACCCCAGCTCGTGGTGGCCTTTGCTTACGCTCCAGTCCTATTTCTAGCTGGTCGATAAGCCACTCGTCCTGCTTATAAATAACCTTAGGTACTGTTTCTCTCTTTGCGGGCTTCTTAGGGCCGCTACTACTTAGTTGTTTAACTCCTGGCATATCATTTCCTTTATCGCCCCCTTCGAGGTGGCTGTTATGTGTAAAATATACTCAACTTCATCGTAGTTCATCAAGTATGCGTCCCGTTTCTTCTCGCGCTTACCGAAATGCCCGTAAGGGCCGTCTGCTTCAACTACCCACTTCAACTCGGAGAGGTAGAAATCTACCGTATAAGGATAGAAATCTACCTGCTCCCCGTACCTAAGCCCTATTTCTGTCAGGCACTCTGCTATCAAAGTTTCCTGTTTCGTATAATCCCTAGGGTGATACATCATTACGTAGCTTATCTACAGCCCCTTCTGTCGCTAGCAAGGTACTCTTGAAATTCGGCATACCCTGTTCTTTTATAGTACCGTACGTATACCACGCACCAGCTTGATTAACGATACCCAGTTCGATAGCCTCACGAATAAAGCTCTCTAGGACATCGAAACCACCGTCTACCTTGAACGGTACGATAGCTGAGTTCCAGTTCTCTCCTCCAACCTTAGTCTTACGGAGGCGTACTTCCATCTCAAAGCCTACCCGTATCTTCGTATTCCCCGGCCCCTTCTCATCAATCCAAGAGTTCCGGCGTACTTGAAGCAAGTTGTGAGCAAAGAACGTCTGTCCTATGCCCCCAGGCATGTTATCCAAGGCTACTGGGCCTAGCGATGCCCGTACTTGGTTAATCAGTACCAAGGCTGACCCATTCTTCAAATGAGGAAGAAGCTTTGGTAGGGAAGAATTTACGAACCTGGCCTGCCATGCCATAGGATTGTATCCGAACTGCTCATCCATCACAGCTGAGGGTACAAGACCCGCTACGCTATCAAGGACTACGATATCTACTCCTGCTTCAAGGAAGGCTCTGCATACTTCCAGCGCCTCTTCACCTGAAGTAGGTTGAGATACGATTACTTTCTCCGTGTCTACGCCGCATTTAGCCATCCAACGCCCATCCCAGGACAGCTCTGTATCAATCCACGCTGCTAGACCTCCAACAGATTGTGCAGAAGCTACAATTTGTGAAGTAAGATAGGACTTACCCACATTCGTGGCCCCGTAGATAAGCGTGAGCCTCTTCCTAGGTACCCCGCCGCCAGTGAGTTTATCAAGGGCTGGGATACTAAAGGGGATTTTCTCATACTCAAACCGCTCACTGCTGCCTAGGGCCAGGTTTAAGTCCTTGCGCCCTAGGAGGTCTCTAATAGCTTCTTCGGCGGTAGCCTTCACTACTTGCCTCCGTCTAGAACTTCTTCAATAGCGGTGTCTACGGCCTTATGAACATGCTCCCAAATCTTTCCTGTAGCCTCATGAGCCTCAGCGAGCTGGTCATCAATACTCAACCCCGTGTCAATACCTCCCACAGTCACATCTACCCTTGAATATTGATTCAAGTCGTGCGGCCCTACTCTAAACGTGAACCCCAAATGAACATCTACTTTAGGCATATACTTCCTCCTTCTCCCAATCTATATAATCTATTATATCAAACTTATCCTCAACATGCAACTTATTAGTGTCCATGTCAACCTTCACCGCAAGTGAGCCTACGCACTTTTCCATGTCTACCGTAAGTGGGATGCCTAGGCTATTCGTTTGGAGAAGGGCTCGAATCTCAGTAGGTATGAAATCCAGCTCTTCATCCGCAATCTCACATATAATCTCATCATGCACCTGCATAAGTACGGCGCTTTTCTTATCTACCAGGTAGTTATCTACCGCGATAAGGCACTCATTCATAATGTCTGCAGACGTACCTTGGACTAGATAGTTCACTCCCCTGTACCCAAGAGTATCAGGAATGCGATACAAACGATTAAACCTGTTCTTGACCCAGCCCCTACGTTTGACAGCCGCCATTACACCTTTAATGAAATCAGAGGCTCCCTCCATGCCGGTTAGGTACCGTTGCTTGTACTCAGTGGCTTTAGCCGCTGTTGTACGTAGCTGAGACGCTAGCTTATCTTTACCGATACCGTAAATAATACCGAATGTAATGCTCTTTGCCATCTGTCTGTAAAACTTAAACTCAGGGTCACTCTTCTCCAGTCCAAAGGCTAGCTTGGCTGTCTCACTGTGGAAGTCAATATCCGTAGCATTGAGCATAGCATCAATCGTCTCATTGTGAAGATAGCTAAGGAACACTCGTACTTCCATCTGAGAGTAGTCGAAGCTTATTAAAGTGAACCCCGGCCTAGCTATCAACATCCTTCGAATAGATACCTGATGCTCGTCTGCTTCATTATGAGTATCGTCACCAAGGTACCCCCACGCGTCGAGAACCGACCCCTCTAGCTCAGAGACTAGCCTGCCGCCTTTAGACGATATCTGTGTCTCCAGCCTTCCCAGCGTTGTAATGCGCTCCTCTTCTGAGAGAACTCGATTAGCTAGTATAACATTCGCCCTAGGAGCATTCTGCAGGTTAGGCTCTCTGGAGGAAAGCCTGCCCGTAAGGGTGCCCCAGTTACAAAAGGTAGTGTGTAGGACTCCTTGTTCAATCCAAGGCTCTACATACGTCGTACGGAGCTTATCTAAGGCCCTGTACTGTCCGATGTAACCCGCTAAGGGGTGGTTAACATTAGCAAGAGCTTCTACATCCCATGCCTCTTTACCGCCTTTAGCCGTGACCTTCGTTGAATGAATACCCATGCTGTTAAAGAGGGCTCCAATTTGAGCAGGCGATTGAATATTAAACTCCTCACCGGCTAGCTTAAAGATAAAAGCTCGCACTTCCTCCTGACGTTTTAAGATGCGTTCATTAGCTATAATCGCGTACTCTTTATCTACGACTGTGCCACGGGCCTCCATCTTATATAGTACCTTGGTTAGTTTAACCTGCTCTGTGAAGAGCTGGTACTGTTCAGACTTTTGAATAGCGTTCCAGAAACGCTTGTAGAGAAGACCCGTGTATAGTACATCCTTTTCGCAGTACGGAGGCCCTAGAATCTCTGGTGGGGCTAAGGAGAAGTCATTCTTCCATTGATTAGCCCTTAGTATCTTCTTGGTGTCCGCATCATACGAAGCTGCTTCCTGACTAATCCATACTTTAATAAGGGTAGTCAGGTCAAACTTCTTGTACGTAGTATCTGAGGAGAGCCTAGCCATGACAATAACGTCGTGCATCTCCATAGATAATATGTCGAGCCCGTCTTTCTCTAGGAAGGCCGCATCGAACTTAAGGTTGAAGCCTACTACCGTGGTGGTAACCTCATTCAAGGTCTTTATAAGAGTTAGGTAATTAGCATGGGAGAGGTTTACACCGCTCTGATGCCTTACAGGGAAGTACATCGTGGAAGGTGTCTCTTCCCCATAGGCCCAGTAACCAAGACCGACCCCACATATTTGATGGGGGCCGTAAGCATCCAAACCGTTAGTTTCTACATCCAAGATAAACGTATGCTGAGTGCGTATCTCGGCTATAGCCTCATCGAAGTTATCTTTAGTTATCAGCATATACGTCTACCTTTATCCCCGCTACGTTAAACATCGCATCCGTTACATTAACGTGCTTGTAAGCACCGCTTGCTACGATACGAGTTACGTTACTATTACATATTACCTTGGCGCATTCAAAGCATGGAGTGACTGTAATATATGCAGTTAATTCAGACGTGCTTGTCAATTGAAGGAAAGCATTCATCTCTGCGTGTACAGCCATACAATCACTTAGTTGAGACCCACTGGGGGCCGCAGCCCCGATACAAGGGTGGTCTAGGCAGTGGGGGAACTGCTTAGGCACACCATTGTATCCGGTGGCTGCTATATGGCCCTGTGAATCAACGAGCACGCATCCGACTTTACGTCGTACACAAGTGCTTCGTTCAGCTACCAGCCCTGCTAGCTCTAGGAAGTACTCATCCTTTTCGAGCCTAGAAGGGGAGGTCGGCATATGCGGACTCCTGCTTTACTTCTACACCTTCCCCAGCAAGCGGCTGAGGCGTCCATAGGGCGCTGTACCGTTCCAGGTAGTATGCTTGAATGCTGGGCAGTTCCGCAAGCTCCGACGACTTGGGGGGAATAGGCGTCCGTGCTGTACTTGCGATAGCGTAGGTAGTGTCAAGAGCCGCTCCGGTACGTTTAATACGCATCACGCCCTTGTTAAGGCTACCCCAGTCGTTGTACAGGTCAACCAACTGAATCCAGAGCACATCACTCCTACCAAAAGGCAGGGCAATGACCTTGAAATCATCGACGGTCTCTTTAAACACTTGACGACCACCTGGGCCTTCAACGGGTTCCCATTCAGGCTTGGTACGATTGACATGGATAATCTCATGTACATGTGCCCAGAACGCGAAACGACGCGATGCCCGTGCCTCTGAGGGCACTACCGACGTATCTACACTCTCATGCTTCAACAAGTTACTAATCTTGTTGCCGTCACGCCAAGTATACAGTTCAATAGCGTCAATAAGGATGTCGTCATCCCCACCGGTTGCTGCTGAAGTAGCAAATACCTGGTCACCGTCCTTCAACCAAAGCTCTCGTCCACTCCCCCTCATACGCGCATTCCCTGACCGTTCTTCACTTTGCTGTTGTATCCGACTAATTCCGCTCATATAAGCCTCCTGAATTTGATTTACCAATAGTACCTGTTACTGACTATGTTTGTCAAGTCTGTTGCATTGCGTACGTCCTGTACGTCTTTATATATAGATGGTAAGGATATGCGAGAGAGAATGAAACTGTTGTGAAGTTGATTCCTCAGTCTATCCATCCCTTTACTGCCCGCCGCATCATTGTCTAAACACATTACTAGCTCTTGCGTCCTAAGTTTCTGTAGTCGCTGTATCTGATACCTAGACGGTACAGCACCTAATAAGGCTACCGCTGCTATCCCATGCTGTATAAGCCACAGGGCGTCTAGCGTACCCTCTGTAATACAGACGAAGGGCTCTGGTATGTGAAGCTTAGTCTCACCAAAGAGCATTAAGGACTTCTTCATACCCGGTGAGTACCAATACTTAGGGACTGCATTCTGTCTCCTGGACACCCATCCCACCAAACGAGAGTAAGCATCCTCTAATGGGATAATCAAGTCACCGAAGTTATTACTCCCACATCCCCATTCACTTAGCAGGTCATAATGAAACCCTCGCTTATAGACCCAGGCCGAGAAGTAGTCTGCAACAAAAGTCTCTGGAAGCTCTATGCGGGGCATATTAGTGTCTGTAAGGCCTGCAGTCTCTGCTGTGAAGGCGTCCAGGAAGTCCAGGTCATATGAAGTCTCATCTGTTTGATAAGCTTTGTTGAACTCCTCTAATGATATTCCCTTTACCCTCATCACTAAAGAACTGATACTCCCTTGTCCGCATCCCGCAAAGCAAATCCAGGCTCCTTTCGCTGTATTGATAGCACAGGACGCTACTCTATCATCATGTAAGGGGCAGGGCACGATGAACTCAACCTGGTTAATCGGAGCGCTGATTCCTATATCTTCGAGTAAGCGTTCCCAATCCATGTTAGTAGTCGGATACGCTGGTGGTCTCTGTAATATTACCATAGTTCACATCCCATTCAAAGGTTAATTCTGACAGAGGCAGCTCACCGTCACGGTACTTCTGAAAGGCCGCTAGCCTCAGACGCTCTGCGCCAGAGACTCGACACATAGAAACCGCAATGTCTGCTGCTCTAATCAGAGCATCCCCAAAGGCTACTTGACTAGGCGTCGGTGGCGTGTACATGTCGGCAGCTTCCCTATTCGCCTGGGTTGAAACAAACAAGGCTACGTTCTGTGACCGTGCCAAGTTCTTCATCTCATAAAAGAGTGAGTGAGACTGTTCCCACATCGCTTTACCAGGAGAGTTTGAAGCTATCAAGTAGATACCGTCTAGTACCACGAAGTCAGGGGAGTGTTTTCTAATCAGCCCCGCTACGCTTTCCATTGAAATAGTGTTCTGTCCGGTAATATGGTCACATACTAGAAGGTTACTACTGTCAAGTTTACCGAGGAAGTCCTTGTACTGGGCTTCATCAATATCCTCACCATGTCGTAGGGCTCTATGCGAGATACGGTACCCCATCTTGTGCGCCATTATCACGTCAAGTCGGAGGTTAATCGACTCTACGGTCATCTCAGTGGAAATAAAAAGAGTTTTAAATCCATTGAATGCTGCCTCTACTGCTACTTCACAGCAGAACCAGGTCTTGCCCACAGTAGGACGGGCATACATGGCAACTAAGTCTCCAGGGAGCCAGCCAACGCCAAGCTCATTTAAGGAAGTAAAGGGGGTTGGGATTCCCATGACGCCTTTACCTAATGCTCTTTTCGCTTTACGGTTAGCCCAGCGGTCGAAACGGTCATCTGCGGTAGGCGCATCGTACGCAATCACATCGTCATCGTAAACAATACCGATTTCATCTAGCGCACTTTGAATACGTGAGAAGGCCTCCTTCGGATTCTCTCGTAGTACTTCCTTGTTAGTCTGAAAGACGTTCACAATCTGTCTAAAGATGATTTGATTCTTAAAGCGCTCTTGTGCGTAATCAAAGTTAAGTCCTACTGCTGCTGTATCCAAGGTAGGGAAGTTCTCACACAATAGGTCAGAGGAAGGAAACGTACCGTATGTATCTAGATGCGTCGTTAGGAACTTGAAAGCATCTCTATGCTTAATAAAATCATTCGATACGTGCTTAAATTTCTTGAACTTTTCTAGGGAGTCCAATCCCAATACTAACCCAGACTCGATAAACTCAAAACTCTCCATATATCCTCCTATACCTCGTACAATATCGACTCATCCTCGACAACATAGTAAGCAATACCTGGTACTCGCTCTCCTTCTAAAAGCGCTAGGGCCTCTTCGAGAGAGGCTACCATAGCGATAGGTGAAGTGGTACTGGACTTAAAGTCCACTGCTACTAACTGTCGCGGCATGGGATAAGTATGGGGCATAGGCACGTCATCTGTCAAGGGGCGGGTGCGACGTATTAAACGTCCAGGGTGTCGTCTTCGGTTAATTGGCATAACTGCTCCAATTCAGCGGCCCCTACAAAATAAGGTTTAACTTTCTTCTGTACTCGCGCTCGTATCTTATATGCAGACTCATCCATTATAGTTGTTATCTGCTCCATTGTAAAACCCTGGATACGGACATCAACAAATAGCTTCTCCTGGTCGGTAAGGCCACATTGAACGAGAAGGTCTTCAAGTTCTAGTTCTTCCTTTAAGCCCATATCCGATTTATCTTCCAAGGCCTTGGTAATTTTCATCATGGAAAAGGAGGTCGGGTTGTCTGAAGTGGTGTCTGGAAGAGTGGCCTTTTCTAAGCTTAAAGCATCATGGAAATGTAGGCTACGCTGGGCCTTTGATATTAAGGTACGAAGGCTATTAACCATTATAGTGTGCAGATAAGTGTGAAAGGATACATTGCGGTCAGGGTCGAAGCTCTCAGCCGCCTTCCATATAGCAATGGATAGCTCCTGGGCTAAATCCTCCCTAGCCATCCCTACTATATAAGTGCTGTTCAGAAACCTGTGTATCTTCGGTTCCCATGTCTTCAGTAAAACCTCGTAATCTACGTCCTTCATTATGCTCTCCTCGTTTAAACCTAGTAGCGTTCTCTGACTGGCCTCTATTATAACACATTCTACCACAATAGATAGTCTTATAGCCACTCTTATATCGGTCACGTATCCTACTATTCCGTAGGTCAAACGTAACATGACAGAACCCACATCTAACCGAGGTGTGATGAGCCGCATAATAACAAGCCGGATGATTTTTATTATGTCTTTCCGTGGGCTCTCCACAGTAAGTACAATAAGCTACTCTTCTTTTGACGATAGGGCTGCTAACAGGCAGGTCATTATCTTTTAAGACCTTATAAGCATACCGCCAGGTAGCTCCTGCCATACGCGCTATCTCCATACCGGACTTGTAGGGATAGCGTTTTCGATACCTAATTATCTTTAGGTTCTTTTTCATTAGATACGGGACTAGAAATCCGTTGGGGTTGCGTGCTGTAATTCATAATCGCTAACTGTTGCTGCTAGTCTTTTCTTAAGTATTGCAGTGACTTCAGCTTCAGTTACCTCACCGGTATTTTTAAAGGCTCCTGAAGCAGCTACTACGCGAGTCCATTGAGCATCTGTAAGACTTACTGTTAGGTCTGGCATTAGTTATCCTCCTCTAATTTCTTTACTTTCGCTGTTAATTCTTGAACAGCTTTAACTAGTACTGGTACTATATAACCGTAATTCAACAACCACGGTATTGGGTGTTCTTCACAATCATTCCCTGCTTT